GCATTAGGATCGTGGGTAGTTGAAATACCTTTAAATAACTTTTTACTACCTTGAATTTTATTTTCAATTAATAATTGTCTAAATTGTCTGAATTTCATCTTATTTATTTTTCTTATATTTATAAAATTTGGAAATTCCATATATTTTTCTTATATTGTTCATTAAACTATAAATAAACGTATGAGCTTTAAAACTAAATTCAATTCATATCAAGAATTTTTAAATCCTTCAGAAGGTAAATATGTCATTGTTCCTAATGGATTTGGTTGTAGTCATGAAATTAATTTAAATAATATTCATACAATTAAATGTCCTATATTCAATTGTATGAAAAAATCCAATAATTACAAATTAATCAATAAAGACAATTCAATAAATTTAAATTTCTTAATGACATATGACAAATTTATATACTTCACATCACTAATTTACAAATACCACATCAGGCAATATAATCAATTCCATTCTATTTCTCATTTAGAGGGTATGATTTCTTCTGAAGTTCCTACAGTATTCTTCCATATGTCTAGTGGGAGTGATACCTCATTAATTTCAAAGATGTTAGGAATGTCAAAACCTAACGTTCAAAAGATGTTAAATTTCTTTATTGAATTTAAATTCCTTGAAGTTTTTGATGAGCATAAATATTATATTGATTGGACTAAAGGAGAAAACCTTTCAGACAGAAAAGCAAGAGACTTTGTTGTCAGTCAACAATTCTTTAGAAAGCCTGTAAAATATTTCTTTAAGAGTGATGTTGTTATCAATAATCTTAATGAGAAAATTAATTTTAAATTAAATTCTATTTTATCGTCTGATGCAGTCATTAATTTTGAAAATGTGATTATGAGTGATGAAGTCATTCAATCTATGACCTTTCCTACAGAAGAACATTTGTTGGAAGTTGCTAAAACAATGGTAGATAATAAAATAAAGGATAAATATGGAAGAGAATATGTATGGTCAATACCTGAAGAATGGATGTCGGAAGATAATGGAAATATAGTCACAAAGAAAAAGAAAAGTGGAAGTGGCACATATACATATGTAATTAGAGGTAAAATAAAGGAAAATTGTCCATATGTAGACATTTCAAAACATATATGGAATTATGTCCTTGTTATGGAAGGCGATAAGCTTATGAAGCAAAGAAATGTCTTTGAAGAAAATGGAGAAAAATTCTATGATAGATTCTATTCAACACTCTCTCTTCTTCCTAAATGGATTAGAAATGAAATTAAATTAAATGAAGAGGATATTGTAGAAGTTGACGCAATGGCATTACATCCTCAGATTCTTGGCAATCTTTTCACTCTTTATAGTGGATTAAAGGTTCCTGACTTTCTAATTGGTGATAGTCATTCTAAAATAGCTAAATTATTAAATATAAATCGCTCAGAGGCTAAATTATTAAACCTTTCGTATTGGAATTCAAAAATTACTAAAACTGAAACGATTGCAAGTAAAAAAAATAAAGTTTTATTTAATTTTATGGATAATTTTTTAAAGGAATATCATAATGAGCTTTTTGATTTCTTAAAGGAAATTAAATTAAATAGAAATGCAATTAAAGGACGTAGAAGGCATTCTAATATGAGTGTAATGCTTATAGACAAAGAAGTTAGGATTATGCAGGATGTTATTAATGATATTCAAGGCGTTCCTTTCATTTATGTCTATGATGCCATTTATGTTCCTAAATCAAAAGAAAATGATATAAAAGAAATTCTCAGAAGAAACATTGAAAGGCATTTAGTAAATTGAAAAGGTCATCTTTTTGTTTGGTTATTAATATTTTTTTTCATATATTAAAGCTATAAAAAAAAAGGAGAATGAAAATATGGTAAATGATGTAAATAAAGTATTTAAATTTAATGATTTTGGAGATGCTGTTGGTGGAACTGAGATTCAGGTTGCCAATCTTCTTAAAAATATAGATAATGATATTCTAAAAAAGTATGATATCATTGTTGCCCATCCATCTAATGATTTTATTAAAGACCCTGAAAGGACATCCATGTTGTGGATACATGACCTTCCTGATGATCCAAGTTTTACTTCTTTAAAATATGCTGATGTGCAAAACCAGTATGACTACTTCATTTTCGTTTCTCATTGGCAGAAAGAAATGTTCAGAATTAAATTCAATATTCCTTTCCATAAATGTATTGTCATTAAAAATGGAATTGATGGTATTGATATGACTAATGATAAGAAATTTGAAAAGGTGGATAAAGTTAAAATTTCATACACTTCTAACCCAAGCAAAGGTCTTGCTGTTCTATATGAAGTTTATAAAGAGCTTTATGATGAATTTGGCGATAAAATTGAATTAAATGTTTTTAGTAATTTTGATTTCTATGGCGAAAAGCATAAGGTAAGAAATGAACAATATGAAGGACTTTATCAGAAAATGCGTGACCATGAAGGGATTAATTATCATGGAAGTGTTGACCATGATGTTTTAATTGATAATATGAAATCAACTCATATATGGTCTCTTCCATCTATTTTCCCTGAAACGTCTTGTATGAGTTTAATGGAAGCAATGTCATCTAAATGTGTTTGTGTTCATAATGACCTTGGGGCGCTTGCAGAAACGTCAGCAAATTTTGGTATAATGTATCGTTATGTATCAGACATAAACGTTCATGCTGAAATGTTTTATGTTTCAATGAAGAATGCAATAACAACAATTTTGACTTCTCCTGAAGTAATAGAAAAACATTTATTGATTCAAAAACTTTATGCCGATTCTTTCTATTCTTGGGAGATTAAAAGGCGTGAATGGGAACTTTTCTTTAAATCACTTTAAAAAAATGGCAAGAATTAAACGAGATAAAAACCCTTTAAAGTCTTTTTATCAGGCTAAAACGACTGAATTGACATCAACAAGTGGTGTCAATTCGGAAAACTTTGATTTGAAATTAAGTCATGCTCTTAACTCATATAATCAAATATATGACCTGAAAGATGCTAAGAAATTTCTTCTTGAGTTTTATTCAAAAAATAGAGAATTGAAGTCAATAATTTCTTCAATGACGGAAAAACAAATGTTTGAATATAAATCTTTTGGTTTTCTTTGTAAATTCCTTAAAGACTCTAACGTTAGTAGTGATATAACTGAGAGTAATCAGAAGTGGATTAAGGAGAAAGAAGAGGAAATAAAACAAATCAAAGTAGAGAAGGAAATATATAAAAAGGAAAAACCAAAACATGACGTTCAAAAGGCAATTCTTGAACAAGTAAGACAGAAGATTGGTGAAATTGATTATTATATTGAATCATTTGTTTATGGAAAGAAAACAGATTTTAATGTTATTGATTACATTAAATCTTGTGAATTTTCTCCAATACATCTTAGAAAGGTGATTAACATTTACGAAAAGGAAAGGGAAGAATATGTAAATATTGAAACTGATGAAGAAGTTAAGGAGTCTTATAAGTTTTTATCCAAAGTTAAGATTAAGAAGATAATTGATTTATATGATGAAATGCTTAATTCAATTTCGGAACTCATTAAGGCTACCTCAACGAGAAGAAAGACAAGGTCAAAGAAAGTTAGCGTTCAAAAGATAATTTCTAAAGTTAAATATCTTGTAGAAGATAAAGATATTGGAATTACAAGCCTTGCTCCTGAACGAATTATCGGCTCCTTTTATTGTTATACCTATAATATTAAGACACGAAAGTTATCGTTTTTTAAAACTAAAGACGCTTCGGGTCTGAAAATAAAGGGAACAACTATAATTGATTTTGATGAAAAGGAAAGTTCTGTAAAAACTATACGGCAAAATGTTGATATAAATACATTTGTCAATAAACCAAAGACGACAACAAAAAAATCTTTTGATGCTTTAACAACAAAACCAACACCAACTGTTGGTAGAATTAATTCTGATACTTTAATTTTAAATTGCTTTAAATAATGATAATATTTGATTTCAGCGTGGCTTTAAATGCCAATGTTCATATAATTGATAAACTTGGTGAACCAATAAATTTACGTAATCTTAGAATACGTCTTCTTGACCATATCATACATATCACAAAAAAATTTAAATATGAATATGGTGATAATATCGTTTTTGCCTTGGATGCTTCTTCTTGGAGAAAAAGGGAATTTGAATATTATAAATTTAAAAGAAGAAAAAAAAGAAAGGAAGATAAACACGATTGGATTGAAATTTATAAATTCTTTGATACAATCATTGATGAACTTAAAGAAAATTTCCCTTATAAATTGATTAAATTGAATGGATGCGAAGGAGATGATATCATTGCAGTCCTTTCTAAAGAAGCCGCAAAAACAGAAAAGGTTTTGGTCATTAGTCGTGATAAAGATTTCATGCAGTTGATGGACGAAGAAAACGTTCTACAATATGACCCAATTATAAAGGAATTTATTGAAGCTGATGAAAATATCAAAAAAACACTTTTCACTCATATAATGAAAGGAGACGCTTCTGATGGAATCCCGAACGTTTATTCTGAATCTAATTTTTATACTAAAGAAAATCCACCAAGACAGCAATCTATTTCTAAGAAAGATGTTGAAAGATTAATCCTTTTAAATGAAAGTGAATTGGAAAAAGAACTAGGAGAAAATGTCTTTAAACGGTTTAAAGAAAATGAAAAATTAATTAAATTGTCTTTAATTCCTGATGATATTAAATGTCTTATTCTTGATGCTTATAATAATTATAAAACCTCTGAAAATAATGTATATAAGTATTTGATAGAACAGGATTTAACTGATGAATTTTTAACCGATATAAATAATTTTTAATCATGTCATTATATCTCTATCATTGTAAATCATGTGGAAAGGACTTTGAATTACTTCTTAAAGTTGAAGAACGTGAAAATCCAATACACGAACCTTGCCCTGAATGCAATAAAGAAAAAACAATTGAAATGCTTGTTGGAACAGTCGCTCCGGCAGTTTGGAAATGTAGTTTACCTACAAATAGTTAATCATTAAAATAAAACAACTTATGGGATATTGGAATTATAAATGCGAATCTTGTGGTCACGAATTTGAAGAACTACATTCAATTGCAGACCAAGACTTCCCCACTAAAGAGCCTTGTCCTGAATGTGGCGAAGTGAAGGTCATTAGAATTTTTGAAGCTCCAGTAATTAATTTAGGGTTTAGAGGAAGTTCTATACAAAGTTCTCCAAAAGCGCCTGGAGAACTTAAAGAGAAATTGAAACAAATTAAAAAAGTTCATGGTGCTGACCGTTGTAAAGGAATTGAGTTATAATAATTAAATAAATAAATAAATGCTACCATCAGATTATCAAACATATATAGCTAAATCAAGATACGCAAGATATCTCCCAACAGAAAAACGTAGAGAAACTTGGGGAGAAACTGTAGATAGATATGTATCATATTTTGGAGAAAAATATCCAGACACTTTCCCTGTAGAAGAAATAAAAAAAACTATCACCGATCTTGAAGTTATGCCTTCAATGAGGTCAGTTATGACAGCTGGAAAGGCTTTAGACCGCGATAATGCTTCAGGCTACAACTGCTCCTTTTTAGCTGTGGACGATCAAAGAGCTTTTGATGAGTGTATGTATCTTTTGATGAATGGTGTTGGTGTCGGTTTCTCCGTAGAACGACAGTTTATTTCAAAACTACCTTCTATTTCTGAAGAATTTTTTGAGACTGATTCTGTTATTGTGGTAAAGGATTCTAAGATTGGTTGGGCTTCGGCTTTGAAGGAATTGATTTCACTTCTTTACCAAGGACTGATACCAAAATGGGACCTTAGTCTTGTTCGTCCAGCAGGAGCACCTTTGAAAGTTTTTGGTGGAAGAGCTAGTGGTCCAGAACCACTTAATGAACTGTTTCATTTCTTTGTTATGTCATTTAAGAATGCGTTAGGAAGAAAACTTAATTCCATTGAATGTAATGACCTTCTTTGTAAGATTGGAGAAGCTGTTGTGGTTGGCGGTGTCCGGAGAAGTGCATGCATTTGCCTTACCAATCTTTCTGACGATAGAATGAGGATTGCGAAATCTGGTCAATGGTGGAACACTTCACCTCAGAGAGCACTTGCTAACATTTCTGTTGCGTACACAGAAAAACCAGAGGTTGGTCAATTTATGGAGGAATGGCTTTCTCTTTATAATTCAAAAGCAGGAGAGCGTGGCATTTTTAACCGTGTTGCCGCTGTTAAAAAAATAAAGAATATAGGAAGAAGACAGCCAGAACCTATTCAGCAATCAGGAGGCATAAATCCTTGTGTAACAGGTGATATGATCGTTGATGTTATAATTGATGAAATAGAACAAAAAATAACTGTTGAAGAGGCAGTGAGATTGTTCCAAAATGATTCTTCTTTGAGTATAATGTCAATGAAGGAAAATGGTGAAATTTGTTTTAATCAAATAACTAATGCCGCAAAAACAAAAAACAATGCCAAAATTCTTAAAATTATTGATGAAACAGCTGGTAAGTTTATTCGTGTGACAGAAGACCACTTAGTTTATACGAAAAATAGGGGGTTTGTTGAAGCAAAGGATTTAGTATGTACTGATGAACTTCAATTTGATATAACCGTCATTGGGGGAATGTTGCAGATACAAGAAGATGGATATGAAGATGTATATGACTTTACTGTTCCCACAACAGAAAATTTTTTTATAAACAACATTCTTGTGCATAATTGCGGGGAGATCGTTCTAAGGTCATGTCAGTTCTGTAATTTATCTGAAGTGATTATTCGTCCTAATGATACTCTTGAAAAGATTCTTGATAAAGTAAGAATTGCTACTATTATCGGAACTCATCAGGCTACTTTAACGAATTTCAGATATCTTCGTTCTATTTGGAAAAAGAATACAGAAGAAGAAAGGCTTCTTGGAGTATCTCTTACAGGCATTATGGATCATGATGTGTTTTCAGGTAAGAAAGGTCCAGAAGTTCTTGTGGAATGGCTTACTGCGATGAAAGAATGTTCTATTGAAGTGAATAAAGACCTTTGTGAGAAACTTGGTATTAATCAGTCTGTTGGAATTACTACTGTAAAACCTTCGGGATGTACAACTTTAAACACTAAAGTTAAAACAACTGAAGGTGTTAAGAGTATGGCAGAAATATTTATTGAATTAACTGAAGAAAATGTTTTTGAAAAAACTCCACATACTTGGATTAAACCATCTAAAGATATGTTCGTCTTTGATGAAAATAATGAAAAGAAAAAAATAACTAATCTTTTTATTAATGGCATATCTGAAGTCTACGAAATAGAAGATGAAGATGGAAATACTTATAAATTTACAGCAGAACATAAACTTAAAACCACCAATGGTTGGAAACGAGTGGACGCATTAACCGAAGACGACGAAATAGTGTCTTTCTAATAACAAAATACACAATTTAAAAGGGAAGAGTAAAAAAATGAAAATTAAATCAATTAAAAAATTAAAAGATTTAGAGTTTACGGTTGATATTGAAGTAGAGGATACTCATACATATCAATTGAGTAATGGGATGGTATCACATAATACGATAAGCCAGCTTTGTGATACATCTTCAGGAATTCATCCTAGATACTCGGAATATTATATCAGGACAGTTAGAAGTGACAACACCGATCCACTGACAAAGTTCATGAAAGAAGCAGGTATTCCTAATGAACCAGATGTAACGAAACCTTTCCATACGACTGTATTCAGTTTTCCTGTTAAGAGTCCAGAATGTTCTGTGCTTACTAGTCAAATAGATGCTATTGAAATGTTGGAATTGGACCTTCTCTATAATAGATATTGGACAGAGCATAATGTATCTATTACAGTCTATGTTAGAGAGGATGAATGGTTTAAAGTTGGTGCATGGGTGTACGAACATTTTGATGAGATTAATGGTGTTTCTTTCCTTCCATATTCTGACCACACATATAAGCAGGCACCATATCAGCCCATCACTAAAGAGGAATATGAGGAGTGGTTAAATCGGATGCCTTCGGTTGATTGGGCATCATTTAATGTAGAAGAGTTAGAGGATAATACGGTTGGCGCACAAACTTACGCCTGCACTGGTGGAAGTTGTGAAATTCTTTAAATATAATAATATGAATAGATTTCATTTAATGTTGTTCTTACTTTCTTTTACTTTATCGGTTGCTGTTATAGATTTAACTAAAAGAAATGTTTTTTTAGAGGATGAATTATCTCAGGTTGTCGTTTCGCCTGAGATAAATGATAAGGATGTTAAATGGTTAGCGTTAAATATTTATCATGAAGCACGAGGAGAATCGCTTAATGGAATGTTAGCTGTTGGGGCAGTATCTTTAAATAGAGTTAAATCTCCTGATTATCCTTCTACAATTGAGGAAGTTGTAAAGCAAAAAAGGCAATTTAGTTGGTATAATGACGGCAATGATAAAGAAATATACGATGAAAAATCTTGGAAGGTTTCTAAAAATGTGGCTAAGATTTTATTAACAAAAAGAGATTTGGAGATTTTCAAAAAAATAAATGGTGCTCTTTATTATCACTCAAAGGAAGTGAATCCATATTGGGTTAAAAGGATGGAGAAGGTTATAGTTATAGGGAATCACATTTTTTATATGTAATAAATAAAATACAATGGCTTTAGAATATAAAACAAAAGAATCATTTTACAGTGAATTGGTAGATTATATGAATGTTAATCAATCCACAATAATAGAGGCAATGGTGGCTTATCAAGATAAATATGATTTAGACGAACAATATATCGTTAATAATCTTATGAGTCCGGGTTTATATGAAAAAATAAAAACCTTTGCTAAAGAATATAATTTAATTAAAAAAGAAGACGAAGATAGTTATTTACATGGAATTTGATGAATACACAATTGAAAGAACTAAATTAATTTATTTAAAATATTTAGCTGTTAAGAATTATTTCAATGGGAAGTTTAATAATTATTTTAAATACAATGGAAAGATACGATATAACATTTCAGATAATATTGAACTGAAAAAGGAATTTTATCCGTGCTTGTCTTTAGGAAAAAAACATAAAGACCTTATTGATATAGAAAAGGTTTTAGTTTTAAATTCTTTTTATTCAGATAATTTTTTTATTAGAAATGTAAATGAAAGTCATTTAATAGAATTGAGGAAATATAAAGAAAATGGTTCTTATATATTTCAACAAGAAGTAAAGCAATTCTTTAAAGATAAAGATTACAATAAACGTTTTAATAGTACCAATGAGTTTAAATATTCTGAAGTTTTTTCTACTTATTTAAATGGTGAAATAAGCGTATTTACTTTAATTTCATTGAATATTTGTACAGGATTTTTAGATAATATAAATAAGAGACAAAGTGATATTTATTTTGCACCTTTATACGAAAAGATAAAAAGGTTACAAAATTTTTTGGAAATGTGGGAAATTTTTCCTATCTTAGTCTTTAAGAAAACGATAAAAGAGTTTCTTTGTAGTTGAACTAATATTGAATAAGATAAAAATAAAAAAAAAAGGAGATAAAATGTCTAATAGTTATGTAGAAGAGTTGAAGAGGAAGAGTGCAAATGCTCTTCAGGAGAGAATTGAACAGGTGGAAAAGAGTAATGAAAAGAAATCGTATGTAGATGAGCGATTCTGGAAAGCATCTTTAGATAAGAGTGGTAATGGTGGAGCATTGATAAGGTTCTTGCCTCCTATACAAGGAGAAAATACTCCATTCGTTCATAAATATGTTCATATTTTTAAAGGTGATTCAGGTAAGTGGCTTGCAGAAAACTGCCTTTCCACTATTAAAAAAACTTGTCCTATTTGCGAGTCTAATACTGAAAAGTATAAAGCACTTGGAAAGGAAGAATATAGAAACCTTTATGGTTCAAGAAATCGTCAGCTAAAATATTTTAGCAACATTTTGGTTGTTGAAGACACTGCTAATCCTGAAAACAATGGAAAGGTTTTTCTTTATGAATACGGTGTTAAAATATTTACCAAGATTAAAGAGGCAATGAAGCCAATTTCAAGCCGAAAGAAGCCTTTTGACCCTTTTGATGCCTTTACAGGTGCTAACTTTGAACTTGTCGTTAAGAGAGTTGCAGGTCAGACTAATTATGATAGCTCTTCGTTTGAAAAACAATCAGAGATTACGGATGATATGGATGAACTTGGAACGATTCTTGATGGTCTTTATAGTCTTGATGCTATCATTAGTCTTGACAATTTTAAAAGTGAAGAAGAAATTGAAAGGGTTTTAATGAGAGTTAATAGTAAGAAGTTTGTCTCTAGAGAAAGCGAAAGCGAAGCTTCAGAAGAAGATTTAATGGATAAGTATCGTACAACAAAGAAAGAAGATGAAAGTGATGACATTTCGCCTTCTGACATTTCATTGGATGATCTTCCGTTTTAATAACTGAGGATAAACGAAAAGGAGGCCTTTGCCTCCTTTTTTGTTATGCCATCAATCTTATTTTACCTTCATTTATAGAAGGAAATTTTCTCTTTATTATTAAAACCTCGTTATTGTCATTATCAATGTTGTTAGAAAACAACATTTGGTGTTGTAAATCTATTGCAGTTCCATAATCTTCTATAGTCAATGCTTCTTGTTGTTGTTTTTTTAATTGACTTAATAGTTTATCTGTACTTTGTACATGTTCTGGATGAGGTTGTTTCCAATATCTACCGTTTTCTAAATGATATTTCTTTAGAAATCCCATTCTCTCCAATTCTATAACTTGATTTGGGTTAAAATCAATTGCAAGACCTCTTTGGTGTCTACTATTTGGCTTTCCACCGACCTTCTCATTTTCTTTTTTAGAACGAAACGAACTATTTACGATTAATTTCTTTCCTGTTTTTTCTTTATATTCTCTTGCCATTTGAAGAATTTGTTCCTTGAATTTTGGATTCAATTTACGAAAATTTTCCAAATCACCTGTATTATTATTTCCAAAGGTTAGTAAATTAGTTACGTCCTTTAAATCGTTGAAACTTTTCTTTTCTTCACGTAATGATTTAATCAATTCTTTATCTGAAACATTCTTTAATCCTGCCCACTCTTTACGTAATTGTTTTAATGTTTCTTTCTCTGATTGTTTACCTTCAAAATAATTTTCTAATCCTCTTTTTTTCTGAAGAAGATAATTTGCCATCGTTTCTTGTGCTTCATTTGTGAATTTATCATTCCAAGCAATTACCTTTTTCTTAACAAGATAATTAAGATTTTCACTTGTAATTTGATATTTTCCAATAGCACTACTTTTTGTTCCGTTCTTTGCCCTACATTTAGGATTTGTATTCAATGCATGCCTTTGCATATCATAAACTTGTCTAACTGTCATTGAAGATAATTCTATTTCACCTGCCCAATTGTTGTAAGATGCATTATAATCACCTCCATGTGATTCAACCTTTGCAATAGTTTCCTTTATAGGCTTATATTTACTATATTTAAAGGATGTCGTTTCTATTAAATCATCGTCTTTAAAAACGAATTTTGGGAGAAGACTGGAATTAAATATGCTCGCAATTGCTACGCCTCCAAGAAGAGATGAACCAATTAAACTAAATTCCTTTTCTATTTTAGTAAATTTAATGTCATTTAATGTGTAATTTAAATTATCTAAATTTTCTTTAAGTTCTTCTATTTTATCTTCTTTGGTTTTTATGAATGATAATTTCCCACCACCTTTAGAAGTTTCTTTAGTTCCTTTTTTTGGAGAGAAAATGTTAAGGAGCTTAGTTCCTCTTTTAGCAATTGATTCAGTTGCTTTAGCTTCCCTTTTAGAAACGACTTTTAAGACAGATTTTAAGCCAATGGTCATTAATTTCCTTTCAGCCATAGAAGCCGCTGTTGAGGCAATCGCTTTACCACCTGCGTATCTAGCTGCTGCTTTAATTAATAAGCCTATCATTTTAACTTAAAGCATACGTTGTTTGATAAGACCAAGTGTTTCCATTTAATCTTTGTAGAGATGGGTCATCTACGCCAACTTCTACAGCAAAAGTTGTGAATGTATTATTTACATTTTTAGTATTATTATGAACGCTCGTTTGTGAATTTTCTCCTGCTGATTTCTTTACTCTTTCTTCCATTCTTTTATTGATTTCAGCTTGATTGCGGAGATAACTTTCAGAAAGCGTATTTCCTATTTTAGGTAAAACCTCAGCTCCAGTATCCCAAACCATTTTTCCACCTTTCCATACGTATTTCCCTGCATTTATAGCCCCTTCTATTGGAGCCTTTGGTAATGTATAAGCAACGCCTAAAAGATTAGTTAAACCTTCATCCATAATTTTAGGGTCACTA